ATGCTCGTACTCATCGGAGTGGCAGGGCTCCTCGCTTACTATCTCATCACGCACTGGAACGACATCAAAGCGGGCCTCACGGTACTCGGCGATTGGTTCGTAAAGATCTGGCACGACATCCAGAGCGTGGTCGGCACCGCTGTCGACTGGATAATGAAAAAGATCCAGCCGCTTATAAACGCCATCAATACGGTAATCGGCGGCGTCAGCAGCGTCGGGCATGCCATCGGCGGCGCGGTAAGCAGCGCAGCCAGTTTACTGGTACCCCACTTCGCGAGCGGTGGCATCGTAAACGGCCCTACGCTCGCGCTCGTGGGTGAAGCCGGTCCCGAGGCCATCATCCCGCTTTCTGCCTTCTCAGGCGGCTCTTCGCTCGGTAGCGGCGGTATAGGTGGTGGTGGCAATGTTGTCATCAACATCAACGGTGGCACGTACCTCGACCAGAACGCCTCCCGCATGTTTGCCGATTACATCGCGAAAACGATAGGCCAGCAGCTCAAGCTCCGCAGCATTTAGCGTATGTCGGTTGTCCTCAAGGTAAACACGACAGATAAATCGAGCTGGGTAGATTGGACTAGCATCGACCTTAATTTGGTGCTCACTAAAGAGGTATCCACGCTCGCCTTCGACATGTTCAAGAAGACAGGCGTCACCATCCCGGTGGTCGGCGACACCATCGACCTCTACGATACTTCGGTGCATATCTTCGGCGGCACCGTGACCCAAAGCGAGCTCAAGATCGCGGGCGGCATTTTGCCTCGGTACACCATCACGGTAACAGACTGGAGCTATCAGTTTGATGCGAAGAACGTCGCGAAGACGTACACCAACATGGACCCCGGCGATATCGTCTCCGACATCATTTCGAATTTCACGACCAGCTTCACCAGCACGCATGTGCAGACTGCGGGCTATACGATTCCCTCCGTCAAATTCAACTATCAGCCGCCCACCAAGTGCATACAGAAGATTGCTCAGCTCATCGGCTGGGATTGGTACATCGATCCCGACAAGGACGTGCATTTCTTTCTTGGTGAAACGGGTGCCGCGACAACTGCGCCTTTTAATCTCGACGACACATCCGGCAACCTCGAATGGCCGAGCCTCGACTATGCGGTCAATTCGCAGAACCTCAAAAACAGCGTCTTCGTTATCGGCGCCACCTACAAGAAGACCTATGACGCGACGAGCGCCATCGACGTGTACACATCGGTCAACAACGTCAAAACGTACCCGCTCGTCTACCCCTATACCCAATCGTCGCTCACGGTCACGCTCGCGGGATCATCCCAAACGGTCGGTATTTATGGGCAGGACGATCCCGGTAGTTTCCAGGTGCTCTATTCGAACTCAGTAGGAGCGCCCCCTTTCATCGTCTTTTCCGCCAACCCCGGTGCTGGCAGCCAGATAAAGGTATTCGGCGACGCCGAAGTGCCGATCCTCGGCTACAGCAACGACGCCGCCTCTATCACCACCTATGGCGAATTTCAGGACACCATCGTCGACAAGCAGATAACGACGTACCAGGAGGCGCAGCAGCGGGCGCTTGCCGAGATCCTCCAGTACGGCCAACCCATAGACGACCTCAAATTCAACACGCTCAAGACCGGCCTCATGATCGGCCAAACGATAACGCTCAACTCCACCATTCTCGGCGTGAACGTGACGCTCGTTATCAGCCGCATTCGGGCCGTCGGCTATTCGCCGAGCCAGCTCGAGTACCAGGTCGAAGCGGTGGGCGGCGACAAGATAAAATTCACGGACATCATGGCGGTGCTTTTGGAGCAAGAGCTCAATCAAAACTCGGTAGACGATACGACGGTACTCCAGGTGCTCATACGGATTGCTGACTCGATAGCGGTCGCTGATTCAACGCCTGCTATCACAACCTCGACCGGCCCGTACAAATGGAACACGGGGAAATGGGGATTGGCGTCGTGGGGCTGATGTTATGCGTGGTAAAATACTCATGTGAAATCTCTCATTGTACCGGAGCAGTTTGCACCAAGGGGCCATATCATCGTACGCGGCTACCGAGCTGGCGCCATAGCGCGATCGCAGCCGCTCATTGACGAATTTCGACACTGGAAACACTTGCTGCCCCAGCTCGCCGAAGAAAATCGGGACTGGGTGCGAGACGGGCTCAAAACTCTGCAACGTCGCATCGACGAGGTGTTTGCCGACTACAGCCTCAGCATCGAAGCGGCATGCGAGAACCTCATCATGACCGGCTCGCTTACCGGTCGCGACCTCTTGGTGCAGTATCTTATCGGCGGCACGATTTACACTGGCATCAATTACGGCTCCCTCGGCACCAGTAGCACAACCCCAGCAGCAAGCGACACGCAGCTCGGCGCCGAAGTGGCGCGCGCGCCATTTTCTACGGCCATCGACGTGAGCAACAACGAAGGCGACTTTCAGTTTTACTTTCCCGACGCGAACCTCGCGAACGGCTCGTATCACGAGGCTGGTACATTTATGAATGCGAGTGCCACGCTCAACTCGGGCAAGATATTCAATCACGGACTACTCGGCAGCACCTTCACAAAGACGGCCGGAACAGACACAACTTTATCGGTCAATATAACCTTCACGTAGTATGTCGATACTAAGCGGACAGACAGCAGCAGCAGCAGATGTGCTGGCGATGGTCAATTCAAGCCTCACGGTTTCCACCACTAAATCACTTACAACCGTCGCGGGCGAGACGGTCGTGGTATTTGTAAAAGGAACTGCATCACGCCCAGGCGCTGGCAATCTTGCCGGTGGGGTATATCTCCTCTACAACGCCGTTCAGAAGGATACGGTCACGGTGCAGGTATCATCAACCACAAATGATGCCTTTTGTCTCTTTTATACCGAGACTCCTGGCGCAGCCACGCACAACATCACCGTAACGGCAGACTCGGGCATCACGTTGGGCGCCGACGTAACGATAATGGTCATCAAGTTGAATACGAAGTCGTAGCGTATCCGCTATCCACATGACGCCGCTGTCGCGCCAAAAAGCGATGTTAAAATAGGGGTGTGAAGCTACCTCTCTATTTTCCGGTGAAGCCCAACACGCGAAATCAGGATTTTGGGGCCAATCCTTCCTACTACGCCAAGTTTAAGGACAACTTCGGCAACCCGCTCCAAGGCCATGACGGCATAGACTTCCACGGCCCTCACGGTACGCCCGTATATGCCGCCCACGACGGCCTGGCGCAGTACCAGGTGGACGCACACGGCGGGGATGGCTTCCTCATCACGACCGAGACGCCTTTCGACTATAAGGGCGGACAGGCGCATTTGCGGAGCATGTACTGGCACTTGTGTGCCGCAGGCGACCCGCAATTCCCGCCCAAGCTGGCAACGAACGGCACCTTGGTCCCCGTGAAAGCCGGCGACCTTATCGGCTACGCCGACAACACCGGCGCACCCTACGAGTCATCCGGCGACCACCTCCACTTCGGGCTTATCCCCGTCGATGTCGGGGGCGACCTCATCGAGGCCAAGAACGGCTTCAACGGCCGCATCGACCCCACGCCCTATTTCGATGGCTTCTACGCGCAGGACATCGAGCAGGTGCTCGGCTTTTACGAGCTGCTCGTGCCGAAGCTCCAAGAGATTGTCCACGACCTTTGGTCGCGCCTGCAAATGCACTAGCTATGCCACCCATCGACGACACGCTCATTCACGCCCTCATAGCCCAGGAGAGTGGGGGAGACGACCACGCCATTGGCGACAAGCACCTCTTGAACCATGCCTACGGCTGCCTCCAGATCCGCCTGCCGGTATGCCAGGACGTGAACCGCGTCTTTGGGCTAGCGGTGCAGCCGCAGCAGATGCTCGGCGACCGCGCGCTCTCGATACAGGTATTCACGGATTACATGCACATTTACGCCACAGACCGCCAATTGGGCCATGTGCCGACGCAGGAAGATTGCGCACGGATATGGAATGGCGGGCCTGCCGGCTGGAAGAAGCCGGACACGCTCGGCTACTGGCAAAGCGTGCAAAGGCACATGGTCGAATTAGAAGCAAAAACCTAAAAACGTATGTCGCAAACTTATATCGGTATTTTCGTGATGCTCGCCTCGGTTTTCCTTCCGAAGATTGGCGTGAACATCGGCGGTGACACGCTCACCGCTTTTATCTCCACGGCAGCTACCATCATTGGGGGCCTCTGGGCCTTCTATGGTCGTTATCGTCTCGGCGGAGTAACGGCGATGGGTGCCAGAACATAGTCAATCCAAGACAATGTTATAATGGGGGAATGGTTTTTATCAAAGGCCATCCCCCATATTTCATACGCCATTCTCAAGAAACGAAGCAGAAGTTGCGCTTGGCGAAACTTGGGACCAAAAATCCTATGTTCGGTGCCGTGCCCTGGAATAAAGGCAACCACGAATATTTCGCCGGCAGAAAGAACCCATTCTTTGGCAAAACGCATTCACCCGAAGCTCTCGCCAAGATGCGAGCGGCCAAACTAGGAAAGCCATCCAGCAGAAAAGGTAAGAAATATCCCGCTCTCTCGGCAGCGCGAAAGGGCAGCGGCAATCCCGCGTGGAAAGGCGGACTTACTCCCTTACGGACGAAGATCTGGCACAGCAAGGAATATCAAACATGGCGTAAGGCTGTTTTCGAGCGTGATAACTATACCTGCCAAATATGCGGGCGCCGCGGTGGCATTTTGAATGCCGATCATATTAAGCGCTTTGCGGAATATCCTGAACTCACAAACGGTCGTACTCTTTGCCTATCGTGCCATCGCAAAACACCAACATGGGGACAGCGGAAGTCGACCCCGTCCCAAAATTATAACCCGCCCCAAGGCTAGCGGATTCGCGCGCTTGGGCGGCCGACGGCCTCGGCGACTGACGTTCTTGGGTCCACGGGGGCAAAAAAAATTGCTGCCGCATTCCGCAACGTCGCCGAAAACCTTCCGTATAAAGAGCCGCTTACGAGCGGCTCTTTATATTCCCTCCCGGTCATGAAACCGGACGTTTAGGAGTCCTCAAAAAATGGCGCCGACAGATCGCAGATTTGGCTAGCGTTCCCGCGGAATCAGCGCATTTGGGGGAATGCCGTGACCAACAACTTTTTTGTCGACGACAATCCGCAGACCGAAGATCACCTTCTTATTTTGCTGCGCAACAAAAACTACGACCTTCTCATTCGATTCTTCGAGACAAACTACCGGTTAAACTTCCACAAGGAACGATCCGGCGAGTCGTTCGAAAACTGCGTCAATTGGTGCGCCCAGAATGCTGGTAACCTGCAAAACGCCAAGGAAGTCGTTTTGCGGCTGTTCATCAGGTTCTACCGCCAACTTCCCTCACCGGTGAGAGAAAACTTGG